GGCAATTCCTGTTGGTATTACTACTGTTGTTGTTGCTCCTCGTATTCTCCTTGCAGAGCAACTTTGCAGTGAGTTTCTTGAGTTGTTATCCACCACATACACTCATGTGATGCACGTTCACAGTGGTGAAACTCATCACTATTCTACTACAAATCCAGAGAAGATTCATATCTTTGCAAACTGTGCTCGTGATGTGGGTGAGAACTGTATTATTTTTACTACCTACAATTCTCTGCCCCGTATTCAGGCAGCAGACATTGAGGTCAACAACATATACTTTGACGAGGCACATAACAGCGTCAAGCGTAACTTTTTCCCCTCCACAGAGTTCTTCTCTAACGAGGCAGATCGCTGCTACTTCTTTACTGCGACTCCCAAACATTCGCTGACGGTATTCAAGCCCGGTATGAATGATACCGCAGTTTATGGTCAGGTTCTGGTCAATGTTCCTGCTCCTGAGTTGGTCGAAGGTGGTTACATTCTCCCTCCCAAAGTTGTAGTCAAGCAACTGCCTATGGTGAAAGGTCGTAAGGTCATGTATGCTGAGGATGCTGACAATCTGCTGGAAACTATCGATGACAACAACATCGACAAGACTCTGATTTGTGCTCGCACAACCAAGCAGATTATGGGTCTTATATCTGACTCTGACTTCTGTGTTGAGTTGTATCAGCGTGGATATTCTTGGATGACAATTACATCCAAGACTGGTGCAATCATCGACGGACAGAAAGTCAATCGTGAGCAGTTCTTCGACACGCTGAACTCTTGGGGCAAAGATCCTAACAAAAAGTTTGTAGTTATTCACCACTCTATTCTGTCTGAAGGTATCAACGTCAGTGGACTTGAAGCAGTTATCTTCATGAGAAACATGGATTATATCTCGATTAGTCAATCTATTGGTCGTGTGATTCGTTTGGGTAGTACCGAGAAGACTTTTGGTCTTGTTTGTATTCCTACCTACGATCGCGTTGGCATCAGCACTGCCCGCAAAGTTCAGGCAGTTGTTGATGTTGTGTTCAATCAAGGTCAACCAGCTATCAGTGAGGTCCGCAAATGAGTCAGCAACCAACAAATAGTAACATACTTGACCCTCAATGTGGACCTCTGGGGTTCGTTGTTGGGGACTGGGATGACATAAATGGATTTTATGCTGCTGTTCCCTGCGGCAAGGGTCTTATGGTCATCCACCAAGGGAAACAACTTAAAAAATGCAGAAACTCAACTAGCGCCCACAATTTCATAGAACGACACAAAAGGAAAAGGTCTGTCGCCCGTCTGCCTGTGTGACGGTCGGCAAACCGGAGCAGATCCCTTGACCTCTGCTTGAAACCATAATATATTAGGTTCATGGGAGAGCAATCGCCTTAAAGGATGCACTGGTGGAGTCGCCACCAGTCCAAATAAACCAATTTTATTTCAACATGTCTTATGTAACTGACGGTTCCGTTCACTATTCTGGAATCAAGAACGAAGGTAAAACAGCAGAAATTCTAACAGAAAAAAACACTTTTGGATGCAACGTAGAAACCCGTGGAGGCACAAAGTTCAAGGAAGATATGGTAGCAGGAGAAGTTAAAATCTCTGCCAAAGACAAGAAGAGACTGTCTACTGGTTCTTTTGATTGGGTCAATACCAGTAAGGTAGTATCCGGTATTTTTGGCGATCATTTTGATACTTTCAAACGGGAAGTATATGGGATTCGTGAGATGGACATTGATGATCGTGTGACCTATTTTTCCACCATCCGTAAGAAGTTTGCTGATATTTGCTCTGCGGGATTTGATTATCTCTCTAAGGATCAAGTTTGCAATCTCATCGTTAATTCTATCACTCATGGAATTGACTGGGTATTTGTAAATGATAAGGAGCACAATGTACTCTATCAATTCAATCCGCAAGATCATCCTGCCGTAAAGATGGCACAAATCTGCGACTTTGTAAAATTCGCTGGTCGTGGTAAGTCCTCACGAAAAGTAATCTTTGTAAAGGATGGAGTTGAATATGATTATGGTATTCGTCTTCGTATTACTTCTAACAACGGAGTGACTGCATTTCTCGGTCTTTCAAAGGCAAACAACAACTCTCAGATCGTGCTCAAACTTCAGCAGGATTCTGCTCACAAACTCGTTAAGCAGTGGATCAACTGCACTACTATTTCTTACTGATTCTTTTTTATCTTATACATCATGGGACTCGGACACCACTGCGCTCTGCGAATCAAAAACAAATCATGGACTGCTGGCATCGATGATCCTTCCAAGGCAAACTACACTGTCGCTCAAAAATACTTTGAGGCAGAATTGACCTGGAAGGAAAACATGAAAGCAACTATTGAACCATTTGTTGATTCTTTGGGTCATCAAGGTTTCAAAATCAAGGTAGCACACATCGGTTAGTTTTGCTTTAGCACTTGACAAAAGATGTCAAGTGCTATATAATCACATTATTACCAACTGACAACAGATGACAACTTCAATTCTGGTTCCTCAGATTCAAGTTCATGACGATAAGTATCAAGGTCAACGTATTGTTGAAACTTATCACAGAATTAAGGTTCACACCAATGAAGCACCTAAGATTCAAGATGTTACCAAGCGTCTTCTTAGACAGGAATCTTCACAATTAAAATATACTAATGAAATTATTAGGTTAGACCCTAAGGAAGTCAAACCAATGCAAACTAGGACAGCAGATCTTGTCCTGAGTAATGTTGCAGAAATCCTTCAATTCCTCAATAAAGAAGGGTATGATCCTACAGAACTTCCTCCTTGTGTGGTAAAGTTTCGTGGTGAGTATTATATCATAAACGGACACCATCAGACTGCTGCATTGATTGAACGAGGACAATCTCTGTGGATTTATGATTTATATGAATATACTGGTCCTAATGATTTTGATAGTTTTGAGAAGGCAGTAAAGAGTCTTGGTAAAAAGATCAATCTTGTTGGTGCTACACCAAAGCACGATCAAAAACCATTTGAACTTGTCAACGGTTACATCCTAGATATTCAAAAGAATTATGAGAAAACTGGTGTAGCACATTTGCTTTGTGATGCAGATGGAATTCCAATTCCACTCACCAAAAAATGTGTAGAAACTGTCCTAGATGATGATGGATTTACTGCCCACTGGGGACCAGATAAATCCTCTGGTTTGAAGAGTGTTTATACTAAAGCAGTTCAAAAGATTCTTGAATGGGAAAATCACAACGCATCTAATATCCGCTCTTTTACTGATCCTTGGAAAAAGAAATTGATCCGTGCTGGTAAATTCAAGAGTGACGGAAAGATGTCTGCTGATGGATATAAGTGCTTTATGGTTTGCACAGACAATCCAAACTCTGACGGTGTTAAGTTGTTTCTTCAAGCAATGTCTAGCACCTCTCCAGTCAGATTTCTTAGTTATTCTAAGGAAACTGATGATCCTCAAAAGGTGATTGAAAATGAAAAAGCATATCTTAAGAAAGCATATAATACTTATGTTGAGTCTGTAAAATTTCACAATGATATGGTTGAGGATTTTGAAGATGATCGAGTCCGTGATAAACTGAAGAGTGTACCATATTCTTTTGAACAGTTTCTATCCCGTTTTGAATGGTGGGCAGTTGCACAACTAGATGATGAGGGTATTGATGTTATCCAACGGAACGTGCTATAATAGAAAAAGAGTAATTGTGTGAATGTCGAATATTCAAATCTTAGAACAACCTGCTGAAGAGATGGTAAATCTAGACCAGACATTTGATCTTGTCTATATGGATCCACCATTCGGATTGCAGCGTGATTTTAAGATGCAAGAGTCTGATGGTTCGGAGAAAAGTTTCTCTGACCATTGGACTTCTTTTGATGCTTACACTGACTGGTATGCAGATATTATTAACAAAGCATGGTCTAAGTTGAACAAAAATGGTTGGATGTACTGCCATAATAATTTCATCGGTAATGCTCTAGTAATGTCCAAGATTGATAAAAAGATTAGAGACGCATTTTATACTAACATTTCATGGAAACGTAGTGGACCAAAGAATAATATCAAGAATGGTTGGGGTAACATTGTAGATTCAATTATTGTATTCAGAAAAGGTAGTCCGATGTTTGTCGTCGAATATACCTCACTTGATCCTGTTTATGCTGCAAATAGTTTTCAGAATAGAGATGACATCGGTCACTATGCTCTCGCAAAAGTAACAGGAGAAAAGAGCAGACCATGTGCTAAGTTTGAATTTACTGTTGAAACTAACGAATTGGATTATATGGGAGAGAAAATTAAAAAAACATACAATCCCGACTATGGGTTTCGTGTAACTAGGGAAAAATTGGAAGAACTGGACGCACAGGATAGATTGCACTACGGTACAAATAATATCTACAAAAAAATCTATTCTCATGAGTCCAAAGGTGTTCCCGTGCAAAATCTATGGGATGATGTATATTTTATCAGCAGAAGTGAGAAGAACAAACGTAAGTATCCTACACAAAAACCTCTTAAATTGTTAGAACGTATCATAAAGTCATCATGTCCTGATGACGGATGGGTTCTAGATCCTTTCTGCGGATCAGGAACAACAGCAATCTCATCATATAACTTAGGCAGGAATTGTGTGACGATGGATGTTAATCCAGACTCTATTCGGATTGCACAAGAGACAATCGATGAACTGTCCACTAACACTTGCAATTCCTTGATGAATACGCTATCTTAGGAATATGAAAAACACACACCTCCAACATCCCGAAGATTCCATCCTGACGGGTGATCTTTCTGCACTTGATTGGTTTCTTGCTGATAGTGATTTATCAGTAAAGATTGATGGTGCTCCCGCTATTGTTTACGGTACAAACCCTGCTAATGGAAAATTCTTCGTCGGCACCAAAAGTGTCTTCAACAAAGTCAAAATCAAAATTAACCAAACGCATGAAGAAATTGAGCAAAATCACACTGGGGCAGTTGCTAAAATTCTGCATCATTCTCTTGATTGCCTCACTCCTACCACCGATGTTATACAATGTGATTTTATTGGGTTTGGTGGTGATGATACTTTCACACCTAATACGCTGACCTATGTGTTTGATGATATTATCTATCAGGATATTATCGTAGCACCTCATACAATCTACACAACCGACACAAATGATCTGCGTGATGCTGTTGCTCACCCGTTGGTAGATTACGACTTCACTGATACTGACCGCTGTAAGTATGTGCGTCCTCGTGCATGGCAACTCGACGAAGATTTCGATCAGATCGTAGCTTTTGCCCGTCAAATGTCCACCATGTGTGATTTCATCGACGCGAAGCAATCACGTCAGATTCAGCAACAACTTAACAGCATCATTCGTGCTGGGTTGGATATTGATGACATCACGCTAGAAGCACTGGCATTTGCGAATCAAATCGATCTAAGTTTGCTACGTCTGTGGTCATTAGTCAAGTCAATCAAGGATGATATGCTGTTTTTGATGCGTAACAATGGACCCAAAGCGTTCATCGGTCGCAAGCAATGTGGTGGCGAAGGATATGTTCGCACCAACGAATATGGCATGTTTAAGTTAGTCAATCGCTCGTCATTCTCTCACGCAAACTTCAACAATACCCGGTTCTCCTGTGCCAGTTGATCAAAGTGTCCACTACCCCTTGCGCTTTGCCGCTTGGGGTGCCATACTATAGGAGTAGTCAAGGGAGTCCCCCTCACATGCGTTGCACCAAAGCACAAGTTGTTCAACAGTTCCGCTACAACTGGCAAGTCTATGTCAAACAGAACCCCAATCGCCGTGGTGATGTGATTGCCAAGCGTGAATCATGGAACAACTTTGTTGATCGATTAAACGAAGAAGGTTATGTCACTGACAACCAAGCATACAACTGGACTAACCCTTTTTGATGCCCACTCTTTACATTCACCCATCACACATTTCAAACATCATGACATTTTGTGCTCCTACAAACAAAGCAGAGTATCTCACCGAGTGCCTGCTTGAAGTTGTCAACAACCGTTGGAAGGTTGATGCTATTGAGTCCGGTCGCAGTTTCTATCACAAACTGACCTACAAGGTTGGCAGAAAGTACATCAAAGTGATGGACAGCACAGTTGGTATCAAGAATCAATCCAACGGTGTGTTCATGTTCGTCGATAAAGAGACCGGTGCATGTTACAAACCCGCATCATGGGCAGCACCTGCTAAGGGTATTCGTTTCTACATTGAATCACTTGTAGAAACCCCTGAAGTTGTTGATCCTTACGGTTCCTTCCTGTATATCCGATGAGAGACATTTTTTCCGATTCACTACGTAAACTCAACAAACTTTCTATCTACAAACCAATGCAGTATCGTATCACAGAGATTGACATTGACTTCTCTGATTCTCTTGATGATATTACACAAGAGGAGCAGAATGAAGTGATTGATGAAGTCATGGCAACAACATGGGAAGCAGTTGATGCTGACGATCTCGTAGAGGAGATTACAGCAGCAACCGGATGGTGTGTCAATTCGATTGACTATTGCTACGTTCTTCAATGAATGATGACTTGAAACGTTCGATCCTTGAGTTACAACTTAGACGCTCTGATCTAGTAGAGGAACTCAAGGAAATCGATCTTCAAATACAATTCCTCACTGAACAACTGGAGAAAGACTATGATCTTTAAGGGCACTAATCCATCCCCCGTTTATGTTAGCCAAGGACGCGACAACTATAGTGTATCGGTCTATAGTTCGACCAAGTTTGATACTCAGGGAGTGATTGAGCATCACTACAAGACATTCAGAACAAAGTATCAAAGTTACTTTGCAGCAGAAGATGCTGGGTGGAATTATATTAACTCACGACAATCATGGCAAGCATGGAGAGGAACAATCAAAGCATACGAGAACGCAGCAGTGTGCCAGTGAACGAACTGTCCACTACCCCTTGCGTTCTGTTCTGATCCGTGCCATTATAGAAGAGTCAAAGGAACGCTTCTCTCCCCATGCAACTCACTTCTAAAGACGGCAACATGGTTGTTGACTTCTACCCCGTCAAGTTTGCTGACGGAACTATTCACAACCGTCTCATCCTCAAAGTTGTAACTTTCGTCGGTGCAACTCAATCCAAGCGTTATATCAACAAGAAAGATATGGCGTATGAGATTGATTCTCGTGTTGAGGGTTATGGTTATCAAATCACCGATGATTCGATGATTCCTCAGCTTCTCAACTCTGCAATGTGTCTTGCTTGCTGATTATGTCTCTCATCAAAAACTACCTTCACGCTAACATGAACGACCTGCAAATGCTCACTGCTCGCGAACAACTTATGGAGGACATTGATTGCATTATCTCTGAGTTCTTCAATGATACTTGGGGTGATTATGATGAGGCAGAATGTAATCAACTGATCGAAACAGTTTGTGATGCTGTCTGCAAGAACTTTCCCACTAAGTAATGTCTTTCGTCTCCAACTTCACTGATTCTAACACCATGAACAACAACAAAATCATCGACCGCGATCAACTTCAAGATGCCATGATTCAGCAGATCTTGGATGACATGGACATCAAAACAATGATGGCAATTCTTTATGATAGCATGAGTGAGGATTATGATATGTATTCGGACGAAGAAATCATGGAAGAGGTGAAAGAATACTACCCACATTTGATGGAGGAGTGAACTTATAGGACCGTCACCGACCCATAAGTCACGCTAATCGGTCAATCCCTGAAACGGTAGCAACCGATACAGCAAAAAACCCAAATCTGTGCCATATTAGAATCATGGAAAACAAAGCAACCTTCTCAACCGAAAACCTAACTGAACTTCAGGACTTTATGTTCGATACTATGTGCTCCAACGATATGGCAGTTGATTGGTTCTGCGATCGTTTCGGAGTTAATGCAACTGACGAAGTGATTGATTTCGTCCTTGATGCACATGATGCTTTCTTCGGTAACTGAACCTTACTCTATTATGAACATGAACATCTACAACGAAATCCTCAAAGTTTGGAACAACGAAACACCTGATGATTTTGCTATCTTCAGTGACTTCTATTACCAGATGTTCGGTGAGGATTTTAACATTCCCTACACCACTGATTCAAATACTTCTTCATTTTTTCCCTACGACTGATTAACAACAACATGACTGAATCTAAGTTCAATCTTTACGGCGAACACATCCGCCCTAATGGTCATCAACAGTACGACATTTTGAGTTACATTGCTGAGACAAGAGAGGATGCTATTGCTACATGTAGGAAGAACAATCCTTACTTTAACATTATTACAATTCAGGTAGATGATACAGCACCTGAAGTTGTCAAACTGCAATCTCTTATCTGATTTTCTGATCATGAACAACACACTCAAAGATCATCTGGAACTTGTCAACGAACTAATTGAAAAGCACGGTGAAGATGCACATTGTGCCGCATGGGTTTTCACTGCTGAAAATTGCATTGTTTTTCATGAAGATACAGAGGAGTATCATTTTGTGGCAGAAGGTAATTCCGAGCTAGCAGAAAGAATCCTCAGCAATGTTTGTGACGATGATCACATCTTTCAGGAGATTCAGGCACTCGTAGATGAGGTTACAGAGGAGCAATATATGCTCTATCAACAGGAGTTAGTATGAACACAACAACCGCAACTTACAAAATTGATGTGACACAAGAGTGTGGAAATGTTCTCACTTATATGAGAACGATGCCCACACGCCCAACAACACATAGAGGCATTAAATCACACAACACAAAACTAGAAAATTGGGCAAAGAATGTTTGCCATAACTGGAAAGAAATCAACGTCACTTTGCTTCCCTAAAATGTTATTTGTTTCAGGTAAATCAAGGTTCTCCGATCTTACTTCGAGAGTTTACGAGTTTTTTACTGCGATATACGAGATTCGCAGCGACGTAGAAATTTACTCCTGCAATCTACGAGATGAGAACGCCCTTGGATTTACAGAGGTAAATGGTGATGAGCAATTTGTTCAGGTACATCATAGTCTGACATATGAGGAGCATGTGAAAACAATTCTCCACGAACTTGTCCATGTTGTTCAGAACGAGAATGGTATGATTGACGAGGTTGAGAGAGAATCACAAGCATATAATATGGAGGAGGTTCTTTACAAGAAGTGGTGTGCCAGTCAGAGAAGTGTCACAACCCCCCTTGTAATTTGAGGTCAGATCTGCCATATTAGA